CTGGCCTGCCGAATTGATGACAAATACGCCGCTGCCGTTAAAGCTCATTTCTTTTTACTCCTCTGACGCTGCCTTTCAGCCTCTGCACCTGCTGCGCCACCTACAACTTGCGGCGGCAACGTAAATTGCTCGCCTAACAACTGACGTTGCAATGCGTTGCTTAAAGCCAAACGCCGTGCGCCGTATTTTGCAGGAATAATTCCAAGGGCTGCGTATGGCGAAACCGACACAAGCGGAAACGAGACTGCGCCCGCTCCGGTCATTGCCAAATCTAGCGCGTTAGAGCCAACACTTCCCGTTCTTTCTGGCCGAATCATTGCGCGAGGGAATGAGCCGCCCATACGAGCCGCTAATTCCAACTCTGGCGACAGCGGTTTGCCTTTGTTGAGGATTTGCGCCAACTTCATAGCGTCAACGCTACCGCTGCCCTCATCTAAAGCCGCTTGCACGGTGTATGACTTGGCGATCTGGCGACGGGCATTGTCAAACTGCTGGGCAAGACCGCCCTGACCAATGTTGCCCAAATGCCTAAAAATCATTTCCTCAAGGGCTTCTGCCGCTTCTCGTTGCGCTCGTCCTAATGCCTTTCTTGTCGGATCATCTAAAGCCGCAAGGTTGTCTGCGGCCTCATTACGCAACTGCTTCAAAAACTCCATGCCCGAATTTGCATCAAACTCGGGAACATCTAAAGATTTAATCAAATCATCAATATCTTTTGCCGCAGCGATATTTGCTTGCGGAAAATCTTGCATGATGTTTTGAATGCCCGCTTTCATGTTTTGCAGGCTTGTCTTGTAATCGGCGTCAGTTGCAATTCGGCCAGCCGATTTAACCATGTCATACACTTGGCCTGCTTCATCGCGTACTTGCTCAAGCGTGTCTCGCGTAATTTCGCGGGTTTCTGGCAATCCAAGGGTGCGATTAGCAAGTTTGTTGGTGATTTGCTGGTTGGTTGCGCGGGCAGTCTGCTCGGTGGCTTGCTTGCCTCCGATGCTTTCCAACGCAATGTTGCGAATGTTTGGCTTAATTGTGGCGGGAGGCACCACATAACCTTCTCGCTGACCAACGTCAAACGTGCGCTGTTGGCGGGTCAGGTCGGGCTGAAAGTTTGCTGGTGCAGGCCGCGAAATAGTCGGCATTGGAATTTTTGCACCAGTAATGGCGCTTCCAAGGAACTGGTTAACGTTTTCAATAGCTCCTTGCGGTTCTGGCAAACCTATCTGTGTCATCAAGTTTTGCGTGGCTTGAGTCGGCATCTGCTCGTTAGAGCCGGTCAAATAGTTATATCCAGCCATTGCCGCATCAGCAGCCATACCGGGCAACGCAGTAACGCCTGTAACAGCCGATCTTGCAGCCAACCCTAACTGCCTTGGGAATTGGCTAGGCAATCCTTCAACTTCCGACCTGATATAACTTCCTGCTTGGCGCATCCGATTACGGAGCGCCTTTAGCAAGTCGTCATTGTCCTCGGCAGAACCGCCGATTGGCTCACTTTGTTCGCGCCAGCCCATTATCGCTTCCTCATTATTCTGCCGTTAGGCGCAATAAACAGGTCGCCGCTTTTTAACTTTTCAAACATTGGATCATTGTCGCCCTGCAAGCGCGGAATACGAACGCTTGCAAACGGGTCAGACACAATGTCCTCTGGATTTAGATTAGAACGTCCTGCAATTGCCGTGTATCGGTCAATTGTTTGCTGAACATTTGGAATTTGACTCTCAACCAATCCATAAGCTGACTGCAAGAAATCTTGCCGTTGGGCTTGCGTCAACCGTTCGCCGCTTGCCACTTTGTTGTAAAGGTTACGGATTGTGGCGTCTATGCCGCCTGCATTTTGAGCGTTAGCAAATTCGCCCTCTCGCACCGTAGATGCGGGGTCAAGTGCGCGCATATATCCAAAAATCAATGACAAGTCATTCGCTGCGCTTGGGTTAAGCGCGGCAGATTTAATTTTTTGGAACGCATCTGCAACGCCACGATATTGCGAGGTTTGGCTAGTAAATTCTTTACGCAAACCCTCTGCGCTTTCTTTCGGGCCAGCAGGCGCATCTGTAGGAGCAAGACCAATTTCCGCACCTGTACGCGCATCAACAACAATTTTCTTGCCGTTTCTCATAATAGTTGTCGGCGTTACGGCAGCAGGAGCCGCAGCAGGCGCTTTGACGCCATCCAAATAACGAACATTGCCTGCTTTATTTACAACATACGCTCGGCCTTGCACATCATATTGCGGCGTGGTGCCGTATTCTGCTTCTTTCGGCGTTTCTAGCATCTGCGCGAGACGCTGCGCCATTAGCGGGCGATCACGGAGCGCAGCCGTACCGAGGCTTGTGAACGCCATGCCAAGCGCCTCTTCCGGTGCGCGGCGGTACTGCGATTGGCGCGTAACCTCGGCCAATTCAGTCTGCTCGGGAATAGAGGCAGCGCGGCCCACAAACGGCGTGGCTTCCATACGCTGCGTGTATTGATCAAGCGTTTCCTCGGGACGCTTCGCCATCTGCGATTGCAGTTCGGCGTCGGGCCTGTAAACATACCCGCCTTCCATGCGACCGAGCATCCGTTGGGCGTATGTATCCTCTAGCCCCTTGGCTTCCTCGGCTGCCTCACGCGCTTTGCGGCCTTCGCGGGCGGTCAAGAAACTTTGCAAAGCCTTTACCAACGGCGCAGCCTTCGGGATCGGCGCAGCAGCACCCTCCATCGGCTGATATTCTTGCTGTGCAAGGGCTTCTGCCATCGCCTGACGACGGCGGGCCTCGGCCATCTGACGCTCGTACTCCGTTGGAGCGCGAAACGTCTCTATATATCGGACGTTACTCTTGGCCATCGTCAAAATCTCCTCTGTAACGCCCGCCTTGCGGCGTCACCATGCCGGGTGATAGCGGCTTTGCCATGCCACGCGGTACTACACGACCATATTGCGGCTTGGCTTGCGATGCCACCATCGGGTTGTATTGCATATCCTGCGGCGGCGTGTAGGCGTCACTTTGCCGCTGCAACATATTGGCTAATCGCTGTGGGCGAGAAAGAGGGCCGCTGAAACTTTGGTATCTGCTGTTCATTAACGACCCCCAAACGGACTACCAAAGAATCCACCACCGGCTGCGGTGCCAGCTGCTCCTGCCAAGCCACCTAATAAGCCCATCTGAGCGTTGTAAGCGGCAACTTGGTTGGCGTAATTGCGCTGCGCGTAATCGCCCGCTGCTTGCGTTCCCGCAAATATCGGGGCTGCCGCCACGTTGGCACCTTGGTAGCCTTGGAACTGCGGCATATTGACTTGAACGCCTGACATAAGCGCAGCGATCTCGTTGATCGGCTGGTTACGCAGGGCAAGTTGCTGTTGCAACGACTGCTGTAGCGCCGTATTGCCAAACTGCGCGGCTTGCAAGGCTTGGTTGTACTGCTGGAGTTGCGCGGCGTTGGCAAGTTGTTGCTGTTGAGACGCAATGGCTTGGTTCTGCGCCAAGGCTGCGTTGCGAGCGGCCTGCACATCCATCTGCTGACCAAACGCTTGACCCTGACCTGACAACAACGCTTGGTAAGCGCGAAGGGCGGCATCTTGGTTTTGAGCAATAGCCTGATTTTGAAGCTGTTGCGCGGCTTGCCCTTGTGCAAAGTTCTGGGCAATGGCCTGATTACGCAGATTTGCGCCTTGAAGGCCAGCACCGAACAAGGCTTGTTGGGCGGCATTGCCAAACTCGCCTGCGGCTACGCGCTGGGCAAAGTCCTGCTGTTGCGCCACGTTCTGCGCTTGCTGTTGCGCCAACGCCGTGCCGACGTTTTGCTGCAATGCACGGTTGTAAATATCGGCTGTCGTCGTCCCCATACCAAACTGGCCGAGGGCGGCTTGGTTGGCGAACTGTGCAGCGGCTTGCGCTTCGCCAAACCCTTGCTGGCGAGCCTGCATATCCAACTGCAACCCTTGGAGGGCGGCTTGCTGGATCGCATCGTTTTCTTGTTGCTGTTGTTCGGTGATAGCGCGGTTGTACGCCTCTGAACCACGCGGGATGCCTTGGTTGGCCAACTGCGTCTCTAACATCTGACGCTGCTGCTGAATCTGCGGCATGACACGCGACAAGATCGCTTGCTGACCCGTAGTGCCAGCGGATACCGGCATTGCGGCTAACTGCGAGGTATCAATACCGCGTTGCAGTCGCTCGGTCGGGACTTCGCCACGTGCATATCCAAATCGGGATAATTCAGGGGCGTACTGCACGTTGGCAACGCCCGAGGTTTCAATACCTGTTTGCTGACGCAGCGGGCCAACATTTCCTCGCGCCATGCCGTACAGTCCACCAGCGGGGCCGCCGCCTGCTGTTCCAAATCCAAACAAGTCAGGCGCACCGCCAAACTCGTATGCGCGGGTATCAGCGCGGGCTTGACCCATGCCCATCAAATCGGGCGCACCCTGCACCTGTCCATAACCGCCAAGCTCGGTTTGCAAATCGCGGAGATTGGGCTGGAAGGGCTGCCCTATAACGCGCTGTGCGGTTCCTAGGGCGGTTTCGCCAAGACCAGCAAGCCCAAGGTCAACCCGCTGCTGCGCCTCTAAAATGCGCTGCTGCTCGGGCGACAAATACTGTTCAATATACGGTGTATCTTGATCGCTAGTTGTCGTGAACTGTTCACGGGTGGGAGCGACAGGGCGAGGGATGCCTCCAACGCGGGTAACACCACCGCCGTAAACTCCCAAACCGTACATATCGCCTTCGCGGTCAATGGGGCCAGCGCTTTCAATCTGTTGCTGGTTGTACGCCTCTAATTGGCGGTTGTAGTCCTCCATCGCCTTGTTGTAGGCCGATTCGTCAAAAACGGACTTACCGAATGTGACGCGCTGACCGCCGTAGGGCGTGGATACGTTTGGGTTAGAGATGCGGGCAGTTAGGCGAGCCGCATCTAAGTTGGCCTGACCCTGCGCCTGTGCGGCGGCAGCGTAATCAGGTGCCGGAGGTGGTTTCGGTGAACTTTTGCCCATAACGCCTTCCTAGATACCGGCACGACTCCCGTGCCATTGTTAAAAACACGATGTCCCCGGCGGTGTCGGCGTTATGGATACGCGCTTCCTCGGTGAACCCCATTTTACCCACTAAACGCAATGCTTTGCCATTCCCGCTTGACACGGGAGCGATAATTTTGTCAACCCCACACACATTGAAGGGGTAATCAAATACAGCGGCTAGATACGCAGGTGTCAAACGACCCTTAAATGCGATGTGGCACACGACGGAACGACCGTTCCAATTCTCGTACACCACGCCCGCCACCAATTCGCCATCTTTACGCAGCCCGATAGCGTTAGAGCGAGCCTCATGGTAGCCACCCCCTGTATGGGAGCAGACCCACTCGCCCACCTCTGTGCTGCTTTCTATATTCCAGCCCATCCGATCTGATACACGATGTCCGTTGATGCCCATTGAATCTGCAAATTCTGACTGCTGCTGTTGAGCTGTATACCGGCGTTGTAGCCAATGCCGGTAACGCCCTGCCAGTTGTTAGAAATCACCGTGTCTTGACCCCACAACCCCGTATCCCATAGCCCCGAATCCCATACGGCTACCGTAATCGGGGAGTAGGCGAGGGCGGCGGTGCTGGCCGACAGGTCAAAATCCACGTTGATGTCAATGTTGATCGCGGGCTGCCCATTGCTGAAAATGCTCGGGCGGGCGCGGGTAAAGTATTTCTTCACGCCCCGCGAATCAAAGTAGTTAAACGCCTGTAGCACGCGGCCTTCAATGTTGTTGGTATCGTCAACGTAGCCCGTAGAGCCAATGACCCACGCCTTTGCAACGTATTCGTTGCCACCGAAATACAAGTCGTCATTGAGGATGTTGAAACAGTTGGCAGCCCAGCCGGTAAACCGACACCATGACTTTGTGATGTTGTTCATCACAAACTGCTCTTGCGATCCGACCGCAACAGGCACGTTGACCACCAACGCATTGTTATCCGCGTTGTAGATCATGCCCCAGCCAAAGGTGTTTTTGTAGTTCTGCGCGGCGGCAGCAAAAGCACCTTGAATCTTGTCCGAGAGCGCCACGTTGGGGTCAAGGCGGGACGATTGCAGCGCAGAGGCGAGCGGCAACAGGCCATCTAGCGTGAGCAACAAGATGTCGCCGCCGTACTTCATCATGCAGCGCTTGGAGATAGGCGCACCCACCATCCAGACGCCGATCAGCGCCCATGTGGAGGCGCTAGAAGGGTCGGTTCCGCGATAGACGATGATTTCGCCCTTGTCGGTGACAAATACAAGGTTGTCATCCACACCGTAACCGGCGTCAATAGTCCATGTGCCAACAGAAACTAATTTGCCACCGAGTTTGGCGACGGCAGATAAGTCCAACGCTTGTGCTGCACCGCCCACCGATAGGGTCGGCAAGTACCACGCTTTAAGAGTGTCTTTCTGGATAAACCACAGCCGGTTCTTAAACAGCGTGATGTTATCTAGCGTGGTCGTGGTAAC